CGTAATTGATGGCCCTTCGGGGCCGTTATCTTTTCTGGAGTAAATTTCATGAATAAAGATGAGCTTATTGCCCGGCTAACGGAGCTGGGTAAGAAATTGAACCGTGAAGTTATCCTGACCGGGTCAAAGGAAGATTTAACATTACGCGTCTCTGAGTTAGAGGAGGAGCTTGATGATGACGATGGTGAGGAAGATACGGGGACGCCTCCACTGAAGCCCATTGAAGGAATTCCGCATCAACAGATACTTGGTAAAACTGGACAGAATACAGCCTCAGGTGAGCTGGTTTTTGTTGAGACATTGGTCACGTTACATATTGATGCACTGCATGCAAACCGTAATGAAAATCTGAAGATTGTTGAGCCTGGAGTGGTTATTCGTGTATCTCAACAGGATGCTGATGGCCTGATTGAGCTGGGTTTAGCCCGCGAACACTAAAGGTGACGCTGTGGTTAATTTTGACAATATCTTTGATGCCGCGATTTCACGCGCAGACGATACCATTCTAAAGACTATGGCTTCTCCTGTTCATATCGTCAGTGGAACAATGAAAGGCGACGTTATGTCCGGGGTTTTCGATGACCCTGAAAGTATCAGCTACCCTGGCAGCGGTATTCGAATTGAGGGTACCAGCCCGACTCTTTTTATTAAAACCCCCCTTGCTAACCAGTTACAGCGTCTGGATGCGCTGACCATTAACGGTGAGAGTTTCTGGATCGATCGTGTTGGACCGGATGACTGTGGCTCTTGCCATATCATTTTAGGCCGGGGTTCTCCGCCCGCAAGCAGTCGGCGACGCTAGGGAGGTAGACATGTCGATTAAAGGGCTTCAACGAGCAATTGAAAACCTTAACAGTCTCACTCGAGTCATGGTTCCTCAAGCCTGCGCCTGGGCTATTAACCGAGTCGCTGCAAGTGGTGTCTCTGTTGCAACGCGACAAGTAGCGAAGGAAACCATAGCAGGAGATAACCGGGCTAAGGGGATACCACTAAAAATCGTCAAGCAAAGAGTTAGGGTGAGTAAGGCATCACCCACTGGACGCTCTACAGCAAAAATCAAGGTCAACAGGGGGAATCTGCCTGCTATTAAATTAGGGGCAGCTCAGGTCAGAACTACCCGACGCAAAGGTCCACTTGCCAGAAGAAACAGCGTGCTACGCATCGGGCGTTATATTTTTCGCGATGGTTTTATTCAGCAATTAGCGAATGGTCGCTGGCATGTGATGAAACGTATCGCAGGGAAAAGCCGGTACCCGATTGATGTAGTAAAAATCCCTATGGCAGAACCTCTCACCGAAGCATTCGAGCGGGAGAAGAAACGCATGCTTGAAGAAGAAATGCCCAAGCAGTTGGGGTACGCCTTGAAACAGCAACTGAGGTTATATCTGAAGCGATGAAACATTCTCTTATACGACAAGCTTTTATTGATGCTCTTGAAAAAGGGATCGGGAAGAGTGCGGTTTTTTTCGATGGCCGTCCGGCAGTTATTGAAGAAGATGATTTTCCTGCTGTCGCGGTTTACCTAACAGATGCTGAGTACACCGGATCGGAACTGGATGCGGATACCTGGTCGGCAACATTGCATATTGAAGTCTTTTTGCCAGCACAGGTGCCTGATTCTGAGTTGGATGAGTGGATGGAAGCGCAAGTATACCCAGCTATTTCAGAAGTAGATGGCCTTGGGGACCTTATCACTCTGATGGTTCAGCAGGGATATGACTACCAGCGTGATGACGATATGGGGCAGTGGAGTTCTGCTGATATGAAATATTTAATTAACTATGAAATGTAAGGATTTTATATGGCAACACCAAACCCACTGGCACCCTTAAAAGGGGCTGGTACAACGCTTTGGACTTATACCGGAGCGGGTGATCCCTATGCGAACCCGCTCAGTGATGTGGACTGGCTGCGTCTAGCCAAAGTAAAAGACCTGACGCCGGGAGAAATGACAGCCGAATCCTATGATGATACTTATCTGGATGATGAAAATGCGGACTGGAATAGTTCTGCTCAGGGTGAAAAATCAGCAGGAGATACCAGTTTTACTCTGGCTTGGATGCCTGGTGAGACGGGGCAGCAGGGGCTGATTGACTGGTTTACCAAGGGCGAAATCCGTGGTTATAAAATCAAGTATCTTAACGGTGCTATTGATGTATTTCGCGGATGGGTGAGCGGGCTTGGTAAAGCTATCCCGGTAAAAGAATCTATTACTCGCACGGTAAAAGTCACTAATTCAGGGAAGCCGTCACTGGCTGAAGATGTGCGAGCTGCCGTCATTGCAGCCGCGAGCCTGACCGCCAGCCCTGCAACCGGAAGCGTTGCTATTGGTAAGACAGCAACCGTCACCTTTAACATTCTGCCTGCCAATGCTTCAGATAAAACCGTTCGTATTGCCTCCTCTAACCCAGCATTAGCGACTGTAACTTTTCAGGGCAATGTGGCAACAGTCAGAGGTGTGGCTGTTGGTGCGATAGACGTTATCGCAATGAGCGCAGACGGTAACTTGGTAGCATCTTCCCGACAAACCATCACAGCAACCTGATATTAAATTATTCCTCTCACAGGCTCCCTACGGAGCCTTTTTTACAGGTGTTTTTATGTTTCTTAAAAAAGAAGAATTACCCATTCTTGACTCGTCGGTTATGTTGTATGAGCTGTCGGCTCTGCAACGCTTGGAATATTTTGAATACCTGGCTGATTTGGAAGCCAGCCCGCCAAAAGACCTGACCGGGATAAAGCAGCAAACCTGGCAGATGAAATTAAACCTTAATGTGAATGTGTGGCTGGTTTCGCATTCACTCAGTAACGGTAAATCTGAATCCAAAGTGGATGACCTTAAACAGGAGGTTTTACAGACCTGGTCGTCTGAAGCCATCAATCTGGCAGTGGAAAAAATACTGAATTTGAGCGATATGATGCCTAAAACTCCAGAACCCAAGGATGCGGAACCAGCAGTCGAAGCCGCCCCTGAACCGGACAAGCCACTGGCAAAATAGCAGCCCGTGAACATGCTTTCATTCACCGCTTAGCCCATGAGTTTCGTCGGCCTGACTGGCGCTCAATGCTAAGCGGTATGAGTGCGTCAGAGTTTTCCGGGTGGGTAAAGCACTTCGGTTCCGTGCCGTTTAGTGATCAGTTACTGGATGCCGAGTTCGCCACGATGAGGGCATTGATTGTCGGTATGTTTACGGGTGATAGCGATATATCTGCTGCTGATTTCAGTCTGTTAGGGCAGACAGACGATGATGATGCGGATATGAGTGATGACGAATTAATGCTGGCCGGAGAAGGGCTTTACGGAGGAGTACGCTATGTCCCAGCAGATCAGTGATTTGGTCATTAATCTTGATGTAGATAATGCCTCATTTACCGAACAAATCGCGCGCATTAAAGGTCAGCTGACGGGTATGGCTGACACCTCTGAGCTTTCCAGCCAGAGAATGGCACGTTTCGCTGAGCGGCAGGCTCAGGCGATGAAACAGCTGGGAAGTGCTGGCGAAAAAGCCGCGCTTGATATCCAGGATAAGCACACTGCCGCGACAACAGCCATGACCGGAGACTGGCAAAAAGCCTCTCAAGCCTTGCAGGATACAGAGAATAGAGTCAGCGCCTTTTCACAGAAGTTATCTGAAAATCAGGCCAAATCAGCCGAAAATTCGAGGCAGCAAGATGCCGTCACTGAGGCTTTTTTACAGCAAATCGACGCTGTTAACCGGTTATCCAGCGAAACACAATCATTAACCGCTATACAGGCGCAATTTCGTCAGGCGAGAAATGAGGGGAATATTAGCCAGCAAGACTACTTGGCGTTAGTTTCCCGAACAACCGCGAAGGGGATAGAGCTCAGGCGTGAAGAGGAAAAGTCTACAGCAGAAACCCAGAAAGCGACGCAGGTAAAGAATAACTTTATTCAGTCTCTGACTAATCAGGCGGCAACCTTTCAGGCATCTAAATCTGATGTTATGGCGTATCAGGCCGCGCTTAACGGTGTTTCCTCTGAAGCGGCTCCGCTAATTGCCCAAGTCCGGCAAATGGAATTTGCGGTAGCGAATGAAGCTGCCCAAAACAAACTTGCTGCACAGGCAACCAGGGAAAAAGCCGCTGCTGACAAGCAAGCCGCCGCAGAGGTAAAAAGAACAGAGACAGCCCAAAAAAGTTTTATTGATTCGCTGAAAGATCAGACGGATGCGATAGGGAAAACACAATTAGAACTGCTGGAGTTGAAAGCGGCACAAATGGGTGTATCTGCTCAGGCTGCGCCTTTCATTGCTAAGTTGCGTGAGCAAGAGAACGCCTGGAAAACGGGGGCAATTTCTGCCGGGCAATATAAGCAAGCGATGAGAATGCTTCCGGCGCAGTTTACGGACATTGCCACTTCGATTGCAGGCGGCATGCCTTTATGGCTGGTTATGATACAGCAGGGTGGGCAGATATCTGACTCGTTCGGCGGTGTGGGGAATATTTTTGAAATCCTTAAAGAGCGTTTTTTTGGCGTCAGTGAAGCGAGTGGCGAGACCAGCAGTTCCCTGTCTGATAGTGCCAACGGGCTGGCAGAAAATGCAGAAAATGCAGAAAAGTTATCATCCATATTGTCGCCTACCAAGCTGGGTATTCTTGCGTTACTTGCTGCTGTAGGCACGCTAACTTATGCATGGTACAAGGGGAGTCAGGAGCAGTCAGAATTTAGCAAATCGCTGATAATGACGGGGAACCAGATTGGTATGACAACCAGCCAGCTTGCTGGCATGGCAAAAACGGTTGCTGAAAGTACCGGCAATCCTACCGCGATAGCCGCTGAAGCGCTTAACCGTGTTGTTTCGGGCGGAAAGATAGCGAAAAGCGCCTTACAGTCTGTCACTGAATCTGTTGTGGCCATGAACGATGCGACAGGTGAATCCCTTGATAGTTTGATTTCTGAGTTTGAGAAAATAGCCAAAAACCCCGTTACGGCAATATCTGAACTCAACGATAAATACCACTTCCTGACACTGGCGACCTATAACCAGGTTAAAGCCTTACAGGATGAGGGTAATCAGCAGGAAGCCGCCCGGATTGCTACGGAAAGCTATTCTGCCACCATGAAGCAGCGAGCAGAGCAGATTCAGGAAAGCCTCGGAAGTCTCCAGCAAGCATGGAAATGGCTGGGTGATGCCGCTAAAGGTGCCTGGGATTCGATGCTTGATATTGGTAGAGAGCAATCTATCGATGAAAAAATAAAAGATATCGAAGAGGCGATCGCAAAGGCTCAAGCTGTTGACTCTCAGCCGATCACTACGGGATTCTCTCCTCTTGATAGCTTTAATGCACAACAGAAAAAACAGGATAGCCCTGTTGTTAAATCGTTAAAAGAGCAGCTTGGATTACTGAATTCTCAGAAAATCACACAAGACCTTATCAATGAACTGTTCAGTGAGGGTAATGAGCGAGAACAGAAAAGTATCTCTGCCCAGCAATACGTTAATGACCTGATAAAAGATACGCTGAGTAATGAACAAAAAAGGGTAAAAGCTCAGGACCTGCTGACCCAGAAAATCAAAGAAGGGGCAATAATCAGCAGGGAAGAAGAGGCCCGTCTTCGCAAGAATATCAACGATAAGTATAAAGACCCGGTAACACCAAAGGGTAAAGCTTATACCCCCCCGGCTGGTATTCAGGTAGAAGACTCAGCTCAGGCTGATTTACTGGCTTTACAGGCTCAGCTTCAGACATTGAAAGAGCATAAGTCAGTGAACGACGTTATCAGTCAGCAGCGTAAAGACTTATGGAATTATCAGGCGAAAATAAACATTCTTCAGCAGGCTCAGGATGGGCCGCTTAAACGTCAGTTGTCAGTGAAAGAACAATCATTACTGGCAAGCTCTCAGCAAACCCTCGCATTGAAAGAACAGCTTGCCTTGCTGGGCGATCAGATAACCGCTCAGGAACAGCTTAATAAGCGTAATGATTCCTCTCAGAAGTACGTTAATCAGATGGCTGAGAAACAGGCGGCGTTAAAAGCCAGTTCAACACTGAGTGATAGAGAAACGGGCAGAGAATCTGTTTTTGCCCAGTTACGCAGTGGCTGGCAGAACGCTGGTGGCTCACTGGACGATGCAGGCTATAAAAAACAACTGGATGCCGCAAAAAGTTACTTTGCTGAAGAGGATAAATTGCGTGGTGACTGGAAGGCTGGGGCCCAAAAAAGCTGGGCTGATTATTCTGATGCAGCAACCAATGTTTATGACCAGATGAAAAACGCTGGGTCGAGTGCATTAAATGGCCTTTCTTCCCAATTAACGTCTTTCATTACAACTGGCAAATCTAGCTTCAAAGACTTTACAAAAAGCATTCTCAGCATGCTGGCAGAAATATTGGTTAAGATGACACTAGTTAACGGGATTAATAGCGTTATGGGGGCATTTGGCGGAGGTGGCCTTACAGCCAATGCCAATGGCGGTGTTTATAGTTCCGCATCGCTCAGCGCCTACAGTGGCAGCGTTGTTGATAAACCAACGTTCTTTGCCTTTGCCAAAGGCGGTGGCGTAATGGGGGAGGCTGGTCCTGAAGCTATTTTACCTCTTCGTCGTGGTACTAACGGCAAGCTAGGAGTGGTTGCGGGTAATGCTGGTGGAGGAAGCCCCGTCTTTCACAACACCATTATCTTGCAAAGCGATGGCACGGCTACATCTAAAACATCCGGCGGCACTGATGCTATGAATCAGGCAATGATGAAGATGCTGGATAAGTTCTGTCAGGACTACATGCTTAAAGCGCTTCGACCTGGTGGCCTGCTGTTTAACTCAATGCGTACCCGCTAATCCCCGTAAGGTAATCCATGACAATTGAAACTTTTATGTGGCCTACACAGGTTGCAGGTCAACCTGCGACCGAATACAACCGGACAATTCGTAAAGCACAGTTTGGTGGTGGGTATAGCCAGGTGTCTGAAGATGGAATTAATTCAGAGCAAATTAAATTCCCTTATTCATACCGAGGCCCATTAACGACAGCGAAAGCAATCCGGGATTTTTGTCGACGGCATTGCACCAAAGCGTTTATCTGGACCCCTCCCCATGAGGGAAAGGGAATCTATCTGGTTGCCGCCGATTCAATACGTCTGGTGCCTAACGGAAAAACTCAGGCAACCATTACCGCTACATTTGAGCAGACATTCTCTGCTGGAGGTCTGAATGTCTCTTAATAGTGATTATCAAAAGCTGGAGCCAGGCAACAACATCCGGCTGTTTGAAGTGGATGGCACGTCCTTTGGTTTGGACGATATCCTGCGATTTCATGCTTACAATATCCCGTATACAGCCTTGGAGATTGATGCTGCTGGGAGCGATGAAGCAAAGCTTCCAGCAAAATCAATCTGGTGGCAGGGGCAGGAATACAAGGCCTGGCCTTGCCAGATTGAGGGTATCGAAACATCAACGGATGGCAGTTCGGCCCAGCCCAAGCTTACTGTCGCTAACCTTGATCGCTCTATCACGGCGATTTGTCTGGCATATGACGACTTATTGCAGGCAAAAGTCACTATTCACGATACGCTGGCGCAGTACCTCGACGCGGTTAACTTCATTGATGGAAATACGACAGCAGACCCAATACAGGAAAAGCTGAAGGTTTTCTATATTGACGCTAAAAGCCTTGAAACCAATGAAAATGTTGAGTTCACGCTTTCGAGTCCAATGGACTTGCAAGGGCTGATGATACCTACTCGTCAGCTTCATTCATTATGTACCTGGTGTATTCGCAATCAGTATCGTTCCGGGAATGGATGCGATTATGCCGGGACGCGTTATTTTGACAAAAATAACAATCCGGTAAATGACCCTTCAAAGGATGAATGTAACGGAACTCTGATTGCCTGCGAGAGTCGCCATGGCAAGGATGAGCCGCTGCCTTTTGGTGGTTTTCCGGGTACATCTTTAATCAGGAGCTAATATGCGGCAAAAAACCATTGATGCTATTACTGCTCATGCAAAAACTGAATATCCCAAAGAATGCTGCGGGGTTGTTGCTCAAAAAAGCCGGGTAGAGCGTTATTTTCCCTGCCGAAATCTGGCTGCTGAACCAACAGAACATTTTCACATTTCGCCGGAAGATTATGCAGGGGCTGAGGATTGGGGAACCGTCATTGCGATTGTTCACAGTCATCCTGATGCCACGACTCAGCCCAGCGAACTGGATAAAGCCCAATGTGATGCAACACTATTGCCCTGGCACATTGTCAGCTGGCCTGAAGGTGATTTTCGTACTATTCATCCTCGTGGCGAGTTACCACTTTTAGAGCGTCCATTTGTCCTCGGTCATTTTGATTGCTGGGGGCTGGTGATGAGTTATTTCCGGCAAACGCATGAAGTGGAATTGACTGATTATCGGGTTGATTATCCCTGGTGGGAGGATGGCTATCAGGACAACTTCTATCAGGATTGCTGGTATGAATGCGGTTTCCGTGAGATTGATGGTCCTCCCCAGCCTGGTGACATGGTGATAATGCAGGTGCAGTCTAATAAGTGGAACCATGCAGGCATTTTGCTGGAAGGAAATATGCTCCTGCACCACTTGTATGGGCATCTCAGCCAGCGTGTACCTTATGGAGGCTACTGGCAGGAACGAACGATGAAATTTCTTCGTTATAAATCTCTGTGCTAATCTTTGGTAAATTTACCGAGGGTATAGGTATGAAGAGAATAATTATTGGCATTATTTCTGTGCTCGGAATTACAGGGTGTTCCACCGCTCCAGTATCACCCAGCGATGCAAGATTAGTTCAACCAATTATTAAATATCAAAAGCAGGAGGGCTCTGTTCCACTAACTATTGTTCGTGACAAAGGAATGATAGCAAGCGCCTGTGACATTACGATTTATATTAATGGTGAACAAGTTGCAAGCTTGGGTTCTAAAGATAAAGTTATTGCTTATGTAATTCCAGGTGAAACTATTATCGGTGCTGGTTTTATTGGTTCTGGTTTGTGTAAAGGACCCGAACGAAAAGAGCGATCTTTTATTATCGCAGATAGAACACCTAGAAATTTTCGCATCTTCATAGATCAAAGCGCAAATGTTGACATATTGCCATCCACGATAAATTGAAAGCAGGCCACCTAATAGGTGGTCTTTTTAATGGTGTGATTATGAAAGAGAAAATGACCAGGATTGAGTTAGGGGCTCAATTAGGTAAAACCTTCGGAAAGGTTCATCATCGTTTGATTTCAAGCATTGGCGAAGCAGGTATTGCTCTGGCAAAAACTATACCCGGTTTTGAAAAATTCATGATTTCTAGCCAGAAAAGAGGGTTAACGTATTCTGTATTTAGAGGAAAGAAAAATATTGGATTTGATGATCTAGGATTTCCTGTTACTGATGAAGTCATTCGAATTGTACCCATAATAATCGGAAGTAAAAAAGCTGGTATTTTCCAAACTATTCTAGGAACTGTTCTTGTTGCTGTCGGATTTGCCCTTTCATTTACTCCGGCAGCAGTAGCATCGCCATATCTTTATATGACTGGTGCATCGATGATTCTTGGAGGCGTTATACAAATGCTATCACCTCAACCAGCGGGTTTAGCCAGCAGACAAAGCGAAGATAATCGCGCCTCCTACGCTTTCGGCGGTGTAACAAATACGGCCTCACAAGGTTATCCAGTTCCATTGCTTTATGGTAAGCGTCGAATCGGCGGAGCCATTATCTCTGCTGGTATTTATGTTGAAGACCAGCAATAAATAATCACCTTTCAAACAAGCCACCTTCGGGTGGTTTTTTTATGGGCTCAATATGGCGAATTCAAAACAGCTGAAAGGCAGAAAAGGTGGCAGTTCCAGCGCAAGAACACCTACCGAGCAACCCGATGACTTACAGTCTGTCGCAAAGGCAAAAGTGCTTATCGCGCTTGGTGAGGGTGAATTTGCTGGTCAACTTACCGGAAAAGATATCTTTCTGGATGGCACTCCTCTCGAAAATGCAGACGGCTCGCAGAACTTCAGTGGTGTGGTTTGGGAATTCCGTCCTGGCACGCAGTCACAGACCTATATACAGGGCATTCCTGGAACTGAAAATGAAATAAATGTTGGCACTGAAGTTAAAAGCGCTACAGCCTGGACTCGAACATTTACTAATTCAAAGCTTTCAGCTGTTCGTCTTCGCCTGAAGTGGCCATCATTATTTAAACAGACCGATGAGGGTGACCTTGTTGGAAACTCAATCAAATATGCTATTGATCTGCAAACGGATGGCGGAACCTGGAAGACGGTGCTGGATACTGCGGTAACAGGAAAAACTACATCTGGATATGAACGGAGTCACCGCATTGATTTACCTCAGAACGGAAGTACCTGGACAACTCGTCTTCGCAAGATAACTGCTGATGCTAATAGCGCGAAAATTGGTGATGCTATGACGCTGCAAAGCTTTACGGAGGTTATTGACGCAAAACTGCGTTATCCGAACACAGCGTTACTTTATGTCGAGTTCGATTCCAGTCAGTTTAATGGTTCAATCCCTCAAATATCATGTGAGCCTCGGGGTCGCGTGATCCGTATTCCTGATAATTACAATCCTGAAAGCAGAGAATACAGCGGTATATGGTCAGGTGCATTTAAGTGGGCATGGACAGATAATCCAGCATGGATTTTTTACGATATTGTGGTATCTGATCGGTTTGGGCTTGGCGACAGACTGACTACCGCAAATATTGATAAATGGACACTGTACGAAGTCGCACAATATTGCGATCAACCAGTACCTGATGGTAAAGGTGGGAGCGGAACCGAACCCCGATATACTTGTAACGTTTACGTTCAAGATAGAAATGATGCTTATACCGTTCTACGCGATTTTGCCGCTATATTTCGTGGTATGACCTACTGGGGAGGAGATCAGATTGTTGCGCTGGCAGATATGCCTCGTGACGTGGATTATAGCTACACCCGCGCTAATGTAATTGATGGTCGCTTTACTTACGCGAGTAGCACAACCAAGACTCGTTATACTACTGCCCTGGTATCATGGTCTGATCCAGATAATGCTTATGCCGATGCGATGGAGCCGGTATTTGAACAGTCTTTAGTGGCCCGATACAGCAAATTTAATCAGTTAGAAATAACGGCTATCGGCTGCACCCGACAATCTGAAGCTAACCGTAAAGGTCGCTGGGGAATACTGACCAACAACAAAGACCGTGTTGTTTCCTTTGATGTAGGGCTTGACGGAAACATTCCGCAACCCGGTTATATTATTGCTGTTGCAGATGAGATGCTATCAGGGAAAGTGATGGGAGGCCGTATCAGTACGGCTAACGGTCGCGTTATTCAGCTAGATCGTATCCCCGAGGCGGTTTTAGGTGATCGACTTATTCTTAATTTGCCATCAGGTATATCTCAGAGCAGAACAATCGAGGCAATAAGTAATAAATTAATAACGGTTACTGTGCCATTTAGTGAAACACCACAGTCAGAAGCGGTCTGGGTTATTGAGTCTGATAACTTATACGCTCAGCAATACCGTGTTGTCAGTATCGCTGATAATAATGATGGTACTTTTTCGATTACAGCCGCCAATCACGATCCCGATAAATATGCTCGTATTGATACTGGGGCCATCATTGAGCAGCGACCAGTCAGCGTTATTCCTCCGGGCAATCAGCGCGCGCCAGAAAATATTATTATTACGTCATTTTCTATCGTTCAGCAGGGGATAAATGTTGAAACTTTGCGTGTTAGCTGGGACCAGACACAAAATGCTATAGCCTATGAAGCCCAGTGGCGACGCAATGATGGAAACTGGATTAACGTGCCGCGTAGTTCTACCACATCCTTTGATATTACTGGTATCTATGCGGGTAATTATCTTGTGCGTGTCCGGGCTATTAATGCTTCTGAAATATCTTCAGGCTGGGGCTATTCAGAAGAAAAAACACTAACAGGGAAAGTGGGTAATCCACCAAAACCTGTAGGTTTCATTGCATCCAGCAATGTGGTATTTGGCATCGAACTGAACTGGGGATTTTCTGCTAATACAGGGGATACTCTAAAAACTGAGATTCAGTACAGTCCAACCGGGAAAGTTGGCGATGCAATCCTGCTTGCAGATGTGCCATATCCGCAACGTCGCTATCAGCAGATGGGATTGAAGCCAGGACAGGTCTTTTTTTATCGTGCTCAATTGGTTGATAAAACCGGAAATCAGTCAGGTTACACGGACTGGATTCGTGGCGAGGCCAGTATTGATGTTTCTGATGTAACCGACGCGATCCTGAATGAAATTAAAGACTCTGACCTTTTCAAAGAGATACTTGAAAGCGCTCTTGACGAAAGCGAGAAAATAACCGCGTTAACTGAGGCTATTAGAGAGAATGCTGAAAATCTTGCCTCAGCTGTTGAGTCAAGTAAGGAGACAACTGACCAGATAATTGCTGATGCAAAAGATATGGCGGAGGGCATTCAAAAAAATGCCGATGCCATAACGGATGCGGTTCAATCAGGTAAGGAGACGACTGACGCCATAATTCGCGACGCTGAAAAGCTGGCTGAGGATATCCAGAAGAATGCTGAAGATATTACTAATGCTGTCAATTCAGGGAAGGAGACTACTGACGCTATCATCCGTGATGCTGAAAAGTTGGCTGAGGGTATTAAGAAAAATTCCGAAGATATCACTCAGGCGGTTAACTCAGGGAAGGAGACTACCGATCAGATAATCGCCAACGCGGATAAAATGGCGAATGATATTTTGCAGAATGGCTCCGATATCACGGCGGTTTCAGCTGCTAACCGTCAGACGGCACAGGCGATTATCAATAACTCCTTAGCACTTGCTGATGTTGTTGTGCGGCAATCGGTACAGAACGGTGAGAACTCTGCGAAATACGAACAATTGCGGGAAGTGATCGCTACCGAAACCGAGGCTCGTGTTACTGATGTTACCCATCTTGAAGCAAGAACGGCAGCTAATGAGTCCGGGCTGACAGAAGTTCGTCAGACACTGACGGATGAAACGGAAGCCAGAACAACGGCGGTTGACCAGCTCACCGCGAAGACAGACAAAAACACAGCAGACGTTACTAGCTTGACAGAGGTTGTGGCCACTATGGATGGTGCCACCTCAACCCGGTTTGAAGAGTTGGCTGCTAAAACCGACCAAGCCTCTGGTGCCATTCAAAATAACGCTCAAGCCATCATCAGTAACTCTCTGGCGCAAGCTGATATATCTACGCGTTTATCTGTTCAAAGTGGTGATAATGCCGCGAAATTTGAACAGGTCACTCAGGCCATCGTAACGGAGACGGAAGCCAGGGTATCAGATATTGAGCGTATGGAGGCTAAGACAGGCGAGAATACGGCTGGTATTAACTCGGTGCGTCAGGCTATCACTGATGAAACGAGTGCGCGGTCTGAGGCTGTCGAAAAACTAACAGCCGCGACGGATAAAAACTCAGCCGGATTGACCAGTCTGAGTCAGGTCGTGGCAGAGGATAAGTCCGCAGCCGCAACGCGAATGGAGGCCATTGAAACCCGTACTGGCAATAATGAAACAGCAATCACGAACGTAACGACTGCGTTAACCAATGAAACGGAGGCCAGATCACAGGCGGTCACTCAGCTAAACTCGAAGACAGACAAAACCGCTTCTGACGTTACCGAGTTGACAGAGGCCGTGTCCACGCTGGACGGTGCAACTTCAACACGGTTTAACGAGATAGCAGCGAAAACAGAGCAAGCATCCGGCGCGATTCAGAACAACGCTCAAGCCATTATCAGCAATTCACTGGCTCAGGCGAGTACGTCAACGCGCATATCGGTTCAGAACGGTGAGAACGAGGCAAAATTCGAGCAGGTTACCCAGGCTATCGTAATGGAAACCGAAGCTCGCGTTACTGATACTACACGGCTGGAGGCTGCAACCGAGGGGAATAAGGCCGAAATCAGCGCCGTGCGCCAGGCGGTTTCTGATGAGTCGAGTGCGCGGGTTGATGCTGTCGAGAAATTGACTGTCGCCACTGGAGAGAATACCGCAGCGATTACCCGCGTAAGTCAGGCCATTACAGATGAAACTGAGGCCCGCACCTCAGCTGTAGAAAAACTGACTGCTGAGACAGAGAAAACCAATGCCAGTGTATCTGGTTTGGCTGAAACTGTGGCTACCCTGGACGGCGCAACGTCTACGCGGTTTGATGAGTTGGCCGTTAAAACAGAGCAAGCATCTGGCGCGATTCAAAATAATGCCCAGGCGATCATCAGTAACTCGCTGGCTCAGGTGGATATCTCTACGCGCTTATCTGTTCAGAACGGTGATAATTCAGCGAAATTCGAGCAGGTCACTCAAGTTATCGCCACTGAGACGGAGGCTCGTGTTAATGATGTTGCTCGTATTGAGGCTCAAACCGGAGAGAATACCGCCGTTCTGAGTTCTGTAAGACAAGCGATTACAGACGAGACCAGCGCCCGTGTTAATGATGTCGAGAAACTGACAGCAGAAACTGGGAAGAACGCCGCTGGCCTGACAAACCTGAGTCAGATTGTTGCTGATGAAAAATCGGCATCAGCTACTCGCATGACGGTTATTGAGACCCGAACTGGTAATAATGAGTCGGCCATCAAAAATGTCGGTGAGGCGTTGACCAGCGAAACGGAGGCGAGGGTAAGCGAGGCTGAATCACTGCGGGCGAGAACTGCACAGAATGAGGCTGATGTTTCCACGCTGACGGAAGCAGTCACCACGCTGGAAGGTTCGACGGTTACGCGTTTTGATGAGATCACCGCTAAAACGGACCAGGCTTCTGGCGCCATTCAGAACAACGCCCAGGCGATCATCAGTAACTCGCTGGCTCAGGTGGATATCTCTACGCGCTTATCTGTTCAGAACGGTGATAATTCAGCGAAATTCGAGCAGGTCACTCAGGCTATTGTAACGGAAACGGAAGCCCGCGTTATCGATGTGACCCGGATCGAGGTCAAGACCGACCAGAACACCGCTGGCATTAACTCTGTTCGTCAGGCTGTCACGGATGAAACCAGCGCGCGATCAGAGGCAGTCGATAAGTTAACGGCGGAGACGGGCAGGAATACTGCGGGGCTGACTGATTTAAGTCAGGTTGTGGCTGATGAGAAAGTGGCATCGGCTACCCGTATGGCGGCTATTGAAACGCGAACCGGTAATAATGAAGCGGCGATCACAAACGTTAATACCGCACTGACGACAGAGGAGGAGGCCAGAACGCGGGCGGTTAATCAGCTAAATACCAGAGTCGGTAATAACGAGTCTGATGTTTCTGATTTAACTCAGGCAGTAACTACGCTCGATAGTGCTATGGCGTCCAGACTGGAGGAGCTTAAGGCGCAGACTGATAATGCGTCGGGTAGTTCGAAAAATAATGCTATTGCTCTGATCACCAACACACTAGCACAGGTCAATATACGTCAAACGCTGTCCGTTCAGTACAACGCGAATCAGGCTGAAATAGACCGGATTGATACTGTGATTGCCGACGAGAAATCAGCGACGGCTACCGCTCTGGAGCAGATTAAAACTGATGTTGCGGGGAATGCTGCATCTGTGACTAATCTGAATCAAACGGTATCGAATTACCAGCAAGCTACAGCTACGCAAATTAGCACCATTACTGCCAGCGTTAACGGCAATACCTCTTTAATATCGGATACATCAAAAGCAGTTGCTGATATTAACGGAGAGTTGAGTGCATCACGCGTAATTAAAGTAGCGGTAGATGATAACGGTAGGAGTGTTGTCTCTGGTATCGGGTTGGGTGTTAATAATGATTCTGGTGTTACACAATCAGAAATTATTATGAATGCAGACCAATTATTTTTTACCAGTCAGATTAATGGCGTTTTAACGTCACCATTTATTATCAAAAATAACCAGGTAATTATTAATGACCTGCTTGTTGGCGATGGTTCCATTACTAATGCGAAAATTGGTGATTTTATACAGTCCAATGATTATGTTGCTGGGGAATTTGGCTGGTCAGTAAACAAAAATGGCAGAGCCGAATTTAATGACGTAACGGTTAGAGGGAAAGTTTACGCAACAGATGGCGAGTTCAGGGGCACAGTATATGCAAAGGATGGTCGCTTTGAAGGGACTGTCTATGCAGATAAAATCGAGGGCGATGTTGTTCTTTGTGGCGTGTGGGATCAGGTTCTGATTTATGGAGTAAATGAAGATACAACCCGCAGATTTTCAGGCGGTTTGCCATACGAATCAGTCTTAGTTATACCATATTTACAAGTTAGGAGCTCATCAACTATGAGTTCTGGGCGGTGTTGGATTGAAATTAACGGCAGGCGAATTTTTGAGTCTACACCTGGACCCTCTGCATCATTCTCTAATTCTGTAGTTGTTAATTTACCAGCTTATGCCACAGCGGAAATTAAATTTGTGATTACTGGTGCGGGAGGTGGCATCCCATTCGGAACGCCAGGACCAATTACTGTGCTCGTATTTAAAAAGAGTGAAAATAAGTTCACAAACTAAATAACCCACCTCACTAATCATACATAACCCGCTTCGGCGGTTTTTTTCATTTCTGGAGATAAGTAATGATTTACACCACGGGCACTATTGCAGTTAGCGGAAATACATTAACCGGAACTGGGACTAATTTTACTGCGGCGGGTTCTTTAATTCGCGTGGGATGCACTGTATTAGCAATGACCTCACCACCACAGGCATTCCAAATCACCGGAATAACCAGCGGCACAGTAATGACGGTATCGCCAGCAGCCAGTCCGGTATTAGCGGCAGGAACTAAATATTCAATCCTGCTCAGTGACAGCCTGAGCGTTGATGGACTGGCACAGGATATTGCCGAAACATTCGGTATGTACCAGCGAAACATCAGCGGATTCGCTGACGTAATGAATGGTACTGGCGACGTAACCATTACGGTAGGCGGTCAAGCCGTAACTGTTCCGGGACAGAAATCACTGGCGAAAAAAGGCGCCAATAGCGATATCACCAGTCTAACTGGACTTAAAACGGCGTTGAGTATTGCACAGGGAGGAACGGGTGCGACCACAGCAGCGCAGCTTCGCACAAACGCTGGTTTGAAAGAAGGGGCAGTTCGTGATGTGGGGACAGCGAAAACTAACGTGATAGAAGTTGGCGCGTTTGGTCTAGGGACTTCCCCTAACAACGCGGACTCATTGGGGCCAACAAGCCCGCTCGACGCGAATGATATTGTGAGAACTGGATTTTACAAGGGGATGGGAGGATCGTCGGTCAACTATGCTGCGAGCTTTGGCACTCTTCTGCATATGACAAGGGACGGCGGGGTCGACGGCACTGGTTTTGTTTCTCAGATGCAAACAGACCAACTAGGAATGTACTTCAGATATAGAATTACAAACAGCTGGACACCATGGCGATCGGTATATCATACAGGCAATACAACCAAATCATCGGATGGGACGTTAAAATCGGCTTCACCAATAGCTCGCATCGCTTGCCCTGATGAGGGGACTCGACCAGACATTGATGATGATGGGTTCGAATGGTGCGGCTACGGCGTGGCAAATGATAAGGCTCGCGGCATTGAAATTATTCGTGATGGTGTTGGTGTGTATCGTTTGATAGGGGCAAAATCTCTGGCATCGTCCGGCTGGCGACTGTTGCCGCCACGCGATCCAGATGGCAGCGGGGATTTGGGAGTGGTGAAGGCAGAGCAGCGCGACAATGAGATTATTGTGTCACTGTTCCGCCTTAAAATGGTACTGGAGAATGGCGAAATTGTTGTCCAGGCAGGAGAGCCGATAGACGTACCGGTTAATTCATGGATTGACGTTCGCCTTGATATGCCCGGCGCTGTTATTCCTCCTGAGCCTGAGATTCCGCTTGAGACTGATGAGCCTCTGACTCAGCCTGAGCAATAGCCATTTTCTGATTCCAGATGCTGTCCTGTGGCATTTCAACGCGTACTGAAACAAACTGGTCGGCAGGAATGTCGACCGGTTCTCCAGCAGCTATCCCTTCAATATTATTCTGTGCAAACACTGGAGCATCTGGATAGGTTCGGTGATAGGTCTGAACAAGTACGGAACCATCCGCATTCACTTCATAATCCAGCCAGATCAACGGCTGCCCATTCCGGTCTTTCGGAATGTCGAACCCGCCATTAATCCCACCCCATGTCGTATCGGCATTCAACCCAATGCAGTTTTCAATTAGATACTGACCCACATCTAACCGAGTCACCACGCATCCTTCTGACTCATCGTTAGTTTCAGCTTGCCCATAATGAAAAATTTTCACGACAGGAGAAGCTGATTTCAGTGTCCCATCCGCCGTTTTTGTTGTGTTTCCTGTTCCGTAAAGCACGTTTGTGCTTACTTCAATAGTGTCTCCGTTAATTATACCGGTTGTACCTGAAACAATTCTAACTAAGCCCGACCCATAAGCTACAGACATTGCAACGCTTGCATCGCCAACTCTAAAGAACAGTGTGGGGTTGTATTGTCCTAAATAAGTTAAAGCCGTCCCACCCTCCCTAAACGTACATAATCCGCCAATGTTGTTGTGTAAATCCCGCATCATTTCCTTATTGGATTGATGTGAATACCCATCTTTCCCTGACCCACCTAACCCAAAGTCACCAACCTTCAACACCCTGTCCATCGTAGTGTCTGTTCGGGATGTAGTTACATTTAGTGTTGCGGCTGTTCCCAAATCAGCGTTTTATAGAATGTACCACTCAGTTTACCAATACACTCCACCAATACTCTCATTTGAATAATTGGTGATAAAACATGCAAATAGGCTATGTACGCGTATCAACAAATGACCAAAACACATCATTACAGCGTGATGCCCTGGAACGCGCAGGATGTGAACAGATATTTGAGGAGAAAATGAGCGGTACAGTAGCTAATCGCCCGGTACTGAAACGTGTATTAAAACAGCTAGGAGAGGGTGACACGCTAGTCGTCTGGAAACTCGATCGGTTAGGTCGCTCAATGCGAAACTTGGTATTACTGATTGATGAATTGAAAAGTCGGCATATTCATTTTCGTAGCCTGACAGACAGCATTGACACATCTAGCCCTATGGGTAGGTTTATATTTCATATCATGGGCGCACTGGCGGAAATGGAGCGCGAACTTATCGTTGAGCGAACTATGGCAGGTTTAGCGGCAGCAAGAGAGCAGGGCAGGATCGGAGGGCGCAGGCCAAAATTAACACCTGAGCAATGGGCTCAGGCTGGACGCCTTATTGCTAATGGAACGGGCAGAAAGCAGGTGGCACTGATCTATGATGTGGCTGTGTGCACTCTGTATAAGAGGTTTCCTGTAAGATAAAATAAACATATTGATGAATTATTATCTTAGATCACTTATTTTGAGTTGAGGGGAACTATCAATTACTTACTAGGGACATTAATTCGGTTTCGCACCAAAAGAAAAATTGTGGACAACTATGTTTATTAATCTGACAGGGTAGTTCCGTATGAGTATAATGTCAGCGAGAGTTTTAGACAAATAATTGACATCGAATAAGTAAATAAAAAAGTGCACCGCCTACAGAGTGCACATATTAATAATTAAAAACTATTTATTATATGATCGGCTAGTTTATCATATTCATTAGCCATCTCATGCATAAGATCAATTTGATTAACTGCCCATTGCCCTCTTCCACGAAGAGCATTAGTTGGTCTGACTCGAGACAAATAACGGATAGGTCTATTTTGAATAATACTATCAGGAGCCATGACATTGAGATCTTCAATCTTTCCTACGGGTTCATCATTAGCAAAAGCAGGAACGGCTGCGTAAGATGAAATTTTTGAAAGTTGAGGGATCATATTTTCTTTTATAGCTTTCCTTATTGAGCGATGATGAACAGCATCCGCACCAACCTCTTGTTTAATACCTTTTTGTTTTCTTGTATCGAAGCCATTGAATATCCAACCACCAAATTTAGGCATTCCTTTGTGAATCACAACGTTATCGCGAGGATTACCAGTAAGATATCTTTCTTTACCCTGTTCCCAGTCACGTATAAATGATGGCAACATCTCTCCAATTAATCCTACGCAATACGAAGAGAATAAATCAGGTGTACATGGAACTAAGAAGTAGTCCGAGCAGTACAATGATGACCTGACAAGAGTGTTGAATGAAGGAGGTAGGTCGATCAGAACATAATCATAATCAATTTCATTTTTTTCTGATGCTTTTTGAGTAATCAATGCTGGTAGAATAAAACGATATAAACCAGCACCACTTATAACATCAGTACCAACATTTAAAATATCTGAAAATGTGTTGAGCCAAAAATCGCCAGGGACAATATGTAAAGTACCTGAGTCTGTCTTAGTCTTCGGTTCAGTTGTATATACTTCACCTATGGTATTTTGCTGTATGTAAGGTAATGCAAATGCTTTGACCGTTTTGCCAAAAGGAAAATCATTAGAAGGCTCTAATAACTCAGAGAATTCTTTGTCGCCAATACATGCAATTGAAAGATTACATTGAGGATCGAAGTCAATCAATAAGACACTTTTGCCTTTATCTGCAAGCGATACAGCGAGATTCCAAATTATAGTGGTTTTACCAACACCACCTTTGTTATTAAAAACTGATATGGTTTTTGTCATTGGCAGTCCTTATTTTGATGAGGTTATATTTTAGTTATAAAGTGTAAGTTTTTGTTTCACCATGAGACTAGCACAAACCTTAAGACGATTCATAAAATTTCAACATTAGATCTAACTTAGTTCTGCGCCCTCAGAAAATATTTTTTACTCTCGTTTTCTTGAGCTACTGTAACAAGTATTTAGCGTAGTATTGTGTGAATTTACAGTAAAAAAGATGTTAATTTATCCACTTTCAAAGTCGATATAACTATTCAGTAATTCAGGATCGATAGGGGGGAAGCTAAAGGAAGTAAGATGTAGGCTTACCAACTCAGTATAAAGTCATTGAAAAGTTGCTTTAGAAGAGGCTTTTAGTTTTTCGTGTACATATTCGAGTACATTATCAGTGGGGCTTTGCTTTTTATTATTAGTTAAATCAAGGTGTTAGCGTTATTTTCTGTTATATCCATTTAACTAAGAGGACTGCACTGGCTTAGGGTTGCCCTTGTTTCAAGGCGCTCTGATGTTACGCAATATTGGGTGATTCATCAAGTTGTTATGAAGTTAATAGTGGTAGTTTTCCGC